TGTCTTTGGACAATAGAACAGATTGATAATTGGGCAATAGAATGTTTGGGATTACATATTTAATTAGATTGATTATATGTTTAGTAATTTTAACGGTCATGCTACCGCTGGCCATCATTAATTTAGGGGTAATGAAATGGAAAGAGAAATAGATCAAGACATAGACTGGTTGTATGCACAAACTGTAAAAGGAGGACTTAAACGTCCAACTGAGAAGCAGGAAGATGAATTTGATTATCTAGTAAGCCGATATAGACGTTTGTTAGGGCTAACTGTATCTTCAGCCAGAACACGAGCTTTCAAGGAAGTTATGATGTAATTAATTTTTCCACCGGTAAACTTATGGAGTTATCCAATGCCCGACAAAAAGATGGTTGGGGGTAAGCACTACTTATTACCGATCCAGCCCGTTACTTACATCCATGCTAACAATATACCGTTTATGGAAGGTAACATTATAAAGTACATTACGCGCCATCGAAGCAAGAATGGCGCAGAAGATATAAAGAAAATCATACACTACTGTGAACTAATCTTGGAGCTTGAATACAATGAATCAACGAGATAAACAACGAAAAAGATGCCTTGAGTATTACCATAAGAATAAAAAAACCATACATGAACGCGTTATGCTAAAACGCAAAATGGATCGTTTAAAAGCTAATGTTGTTGTAATCCCTCCAGTACCTCAAAAAAGCATTACTAAGAAAGAAATAATGGCTTTAATCGGTATTAAAGCATTGATGCTTGATAAGATCGTGAAAGACCCTCGCTATTGTATGCCTAAGCATGTTGCGACTCATATTGACGGTTCAATTCTATTCAACCGAGCTGAAATTATGGATTGGCTTCCATATATTAGAGAAGTTTGCGCTTTCATGTATAAACGTCCTCCGATCAAATTAACTGGCATGGCAGCTTCAATAGTTGAGTTCATGCACCGCAGTAAAGACATGGAGTTGTATTGTGATGAATTAAGACGTAAACAGTTAGATGGAAGAATTAACAATGGTTAGGGATGTAGACTACGCCCTCATATTGCAAGTGCTTTATAGCAGAGGCTACACCTTAGCTAGTATATCAAAAGTTACAGGCACAGCGGTAAGCTCATTATCTAATGTAAAACAAGAAACTAAACCTGTACCAACTGGTTGGCATGATGGCTGGGAAGGAATGGCATTGCAAGACTATTACCGTAAAGCATTAGGTGAAGCACCACCCCATGTTGGGGATTACATTGAACTTGGAGAATATTGTGAAGATGAAGTATCCATTGCCGAATGAAAACGCACGTTGCTTAGGAAGTAACTGCAATAAGAAAGACAACTGCGCCAGATATTTAAGTATAGAAATTGATACAAAAGATTATTTTTGGCATGGCGATTTTAAAAAAGAATTAAAACAACATGAATGTGATTTTTTTATAGATTTTAGGGGGAATTACTATGAGCATTGAGAGAGAGTTACTAAATGAAGTTTTAGAATATTTTGATCCGTTAGGTCTTAACACTGAGCATTGTGGAGATTTACCAGAAAGAATTAAGAAACTCCTAGCCCAACCTGAACAACAACCTGAGGCATGGATAATAGTTAATAGAGATACTGGCTATAGGATACAAGTGAGTCTTTTTCCAGATTTGTATAATAAAGATATGTTTGAAGTAATACCTTTATACACAACACCGCCTAAACAAGAACCTTTGAATGCCACTACTATAAATTATTACCTTGAGGCTGGATTTGAGGCTGGCGTTAAATGGGCTGAAAAAGTACACGGTATTGGAGGTGGGGAATGAATAACATACGAGCGCAGTTATGAAACCAAAAATTAAACGAGTAGGACGATTTTGGGTATGTGGAGGGCCTTACGAAATTGCAGGATATGGACGCACGCCTTGTGAAGCTTATTTAAATTGGAGAAACCAATGGTTTTAAGACCTTATCAGGATGAAGCTGCTGATTTCTTGTACAGCCGTGATCGAGCAATGATTCTTGCGCCAGTTGGTGCTGGCAAGACGGCCATCACGCTAACAGCTATGCAAGCGATGATACAGGACGGGCATGTTAAACGATTCTTAGTGCTTGCGCCTAAACGTGTGTGTACTGATGTTTGGAGGCAGGAAGGGCTTAAATGGGCTTCTAACATATTCATTGAAATAGCGATAGGAACTGCTAAGAACAGAATAGCAGCGTTTAATTGCGCTGCTAATGTAATCGTTACCAATTACGATAATCTGTTATGGCTTTGCCGTGAACGTCCAGACTTGCTTCAAGGCTTTGACGGCATCGTTTTTGACGAGCTGACACGTTTGAAGAACCCGTCTGGGTCACGTTTTAAAGCCTTGTTCAAAGTGATAGACCTGTTCAAGATACGCTGGGGCTTGACCGGATCATTTACTAGCAATGGTTTAGAAGATGTGTTTGGACAATGTAAAGTAGTAGACCAATCATTGCTAGGCAGAAGCAAAAACGCTTTCCTGCAACAGTATTTTGTTCTGATGAATCGTGATTATGGTGAATGGGCTGCACGTCCTGATTCCTTATCTAAGATTATGAAAACTATCAAACCTGCTACCTATCTGTTAGACGCAGGAGATTACGCTGATCTGATGCCACCATTGCACATGGTTGAGATTAAGTGCCAGATGGATATGGAACACTATAATACTATGAAGAAGGATTTAGTTGTAGCGTTCCCCAGTGCAACTGCGGTTGCAACTAATCTTGCAGTAGTGACGGGTAAGCTTCAACAAATGAGTTCTGGGTTTGTTTATCACTCAACATCTTCTCCCAGTAAGTCGCCAGGTAAATTCAACACTTCCACACAATCAATATGGTTTTCTAGCCATAAATTCGATAGATTAGAAGAATTGCTTGCAGAAAATCAAAGAGATTGTACAATGATTTTTTACATGTACAAGGAAGAACTTGAAGAACTCAAACGGAGATACCCTCACGCTCAAACATTAGATGATCCTAATGCCGTTGAGCGCTGGAATACTGGGCAGATTGAGTTGTTGTTGGCACACCCTAAGAGCGCAGGGCATGGACTGAATCTTCAGCATCATGGCAATAAGATAGTGTTCTTATCGCTACCGTGGTCACTGGAGCTGTACGAACAGGCAATAGGGCGTATTCACCGGAGTGGTCAGAAACGTGAAGTGTGGTGTTATATATTAATGACTGAAAATACTATAGACGAACGCATTTATTCTGTATTACAGGAAAAATGCACGTTATCTGAAATTGCGATAGGAGAACTTTCAAAATGACGCAATTTTAGCTAGAAAACAAGCTGAAGAACAATTACATTCGCATAGGAGATTAGAAGCATGAAATTAAGTTGGAGAAGTTTAAACGAGGTATTGGCAGGTATGAATGAAGAAGAAGTCCTTAAACTTCTTGAGGAAGAAAAAACAGGTGCTAGACGTGCAATGGTTATGATACGGCTACATCAACGTTTTTGCACCTTGAGGATGGCAAGGGAGCGCAATCAACTATTCGGAGAGCAACAATGATATTCTATAACTGTGAAGAAATCGAACAAAAATTGTATAAATCACGTTTAATGAACCTATTTTTAATGGTTTTGCTCATTATATCATTAATGTTTAACTTTAAAGACGCATTTTCTGCATCTTTATATGCCCCCGATGGAACTTATTTAGGTGAAATGACATCTAATCCGATGGCAATTAACTCGATTAGCAATCCCTTAACGCAATATGGATCAACATTATCGAATACCAGTATTAACAATCCTTATTCGCAGTACGGATCGGAGTTGAGCAATCAAAGTCCTAATAACCCGTATGCGTCTACTCCAGCAGTAGAGCCGCCTCCTTCTCTCTACGAACAGTAAGTCCTTTTAGCACTTTCCCTGCGGCTTTGTCCCAGCGTTTAATTTCAGACGCTGCGGACACCCAATCACCAACATCAACTTTCTTCTTTAGCGTTGAAGTAGCGTAGTTACCAACACCTAAATTATAGATAAAATCAGCGATTGCAGCTTGTTTTTCCATGTTGGCAGTTGCCAGTATAGGTGAATACTTTATCGCTCTGTTAAGCACTTCTAATGCGGTTTTAACTATATCTTCATCGGCTTGATTTTGAGTCCAAGTCATTCCTTCTTTAATGCCTTTGGTTTGACCGTAACCTATCGTCCAGATTCCAGCCGGGCATTTATAACTGGTAAGTTTACAACCTTCTGACTCTTTAATTAACTTGATTAATATTTCTAATGCCGACATTAACTCAAGAACCGTAATTTGTAGAGTGTAGATAAGTACGTTTCAACTGCGGTATCAATCAGATTCTGAATGGCGGTATCTTCTTTATCACATACTTTATAACGGTTGTCTTTGATCCACTTCACTTGCGCTTGCAATTCGATAATGATTTCTTTGCTATCGGTGTAGCCAAGAATTTCAATGTTCTTCATCAAGCCATATTGCCCTTGATAAGCTTCAGCGATTGCATCTGCGTTCTCAACAATAGCGTCATAGAAGCTACCTAATGCCATGTGCTGTGCAAATGATTTAGTTTTTAGGTGTTCTCGATGTGCCAGATCACGCGCTAAAAACAGTAATGATATTAAATGTTCCATCTTTATCCTTTTCCAAAAACGTACGCTATAACGGCAAAAATAGCCCCAACAGCAAAAACAACTCCACCAAAGAAGCCTTTATTGTTGGCTGAATCTTTTTTAAGTTCGTCTAGTATCATGAATATTCGATCAGACCTTCTGCGTGAATCTTCCAGCTCTTTATGAAGTTCTTGAGTAAGACCTTCAATCTTCTGCTCTACTTTAGCCACACGGCAATTAAGGTCTGTCATCATTCACCTAGTCCTTTAGCATCATTCCAAGCCCACCAGCAACGCCACTAGCAAGAATTAAAAGCTGATCTATGGGTTTATCCATAAAAATAAGAATCGCGCCTATAATAGCTGTAGCCACCCATATAAGACCGCGTTTTGTTGAAGCTTCTGACCAGTCAAAGTTCATATTATTCCACAGCCTCTTCTTTAGGTAACGCCTCAACTTGAGGCACAGCTTGTGTTTTTACTTTATCAATTATATCTGCCACTTGTACATAGGGTGCTTGACCCAATGCTTGTAGAATTAAGTTTATTTCTTGTACTGATAATTCTAGGTTAATCATTAGGCTACCCAAGGTAATGGTGGTGTGACAATAGTTGGATTTATTTGTGCTTCGATTTGAGCTGCTACGTTTGCTTCATACGATGCTACTTGTTCTGCGCCTAATGCTGCTTTAGCCCAAGCAACTACTTTATCTAAAGTTAAGTCAGCATAAGGCACATAATTAGATTTAGCAGGATCAACTTCAAAAGATGCTGTGCCATACACTGAACCTGTGTAAGTTCCATCAGTACCGCTGAGAGTCCAATGAGCCGTAACGACATAATCAAGCATACCATTGACATCTGGTTTACAATTCATTGCTACAATGTTCCAAGTGTTTGTAATCATTTTATAATCCTGCTTTAGTTAGTCTTGCGGTTAATGCTTCAATGAGGGTTTGTTGTTCTTGATTTTGCTTTTTAAGTTGTTGGCAATAAACAATCAAATCTGGGACATATTTAGAGTAATCAACAGCCCAAGGATGTACTATATCCCCTTCTTTATTTACATCATCCTTACCTTTTGTAACTGCGGATGGTTTAACTAACTGAGCTTCTTGTGCAAATACACCGCGATCTAAAACACCATCGGCTTTCCATTCAAAATCATGGATAGTAGTTTTATCAATTACTGATGTATCTGTAGCTACGCCTTTATCTATTTTTAATCTTTTATCTGAAGTTACATTATATGCAGTAACGGTCGAACTGGCTTGCGTGATCGACCCCTGCAAAGTCCCTGCGGAGTTATAAAATGCACAATAATACCCTGTTGCAGTTGCACTGGTATTTTTTAAGCCTATACCTGATGCGCTTGCTTGGTCAAAAACAGAATTTATTTTTCCATTTGCTATTACACTCGTAGTCCCCACAAGCAAGTTGCCTGACGAATCGATATCAATTCCCGCACCGCCAGCCAATGTTCCAGTAGCATAACAATTATATAACTTTACATTACTTCCAGTACTTGCAAAACCTAAATGACAAATTCCTTGTCCCGGATTCTGCACCATAACTGTACTTTGTGTACTACCAACACCTACTACGCTAAGTTTTCCACCAAACGTAACCGGACTACTCGTCCCAATCCCCACGTTGCCGGAGGCATCTTTATATATTTGATTTGTACCTATGGCAAGAACACCTGTAGAGCCTGTGAGTGTGCCTGTGTAGGCAAGATTGGTGAATGACGGGCTGCCACCATATTCAACTGAATCACCTGCGGTAGTACCAGCCGATAATCCGGTCAGCTTATGGCTTGCCATTGGCAAGTTCGCGGTAATAGTTTGCGTCCCATCTTTCAATACACAGGTACTTAACGCAGTTGCTATATCTGAATTAGTAGTGTTAGTAGTTGAAGATGAAATCGTTGTCCCTGTTACGACTGGATTACCAGAAGGCAGGGAGTAAGTTCCAGAACTGTATGGCATTGTTATTCCTTAAAATTTATTAGCTGATAAAACCGCAGCCCTTGAAATTGTAGGGCCTGCATTTCTTAATTCCCGTATTATAGTAGCTCTTTGATCCGCTGGCATCATATTGAGCATCTTAATTGCGTTTTCAGGAGATTCCATCCCAGATGATAGTTTACGTTCAATAGCACTTGCCAGTTGCTTTTCAGTAATACCTATAATTTTATTCGCTGTTGATGTAGCAACATTAAGATATGAAGGTAATTTCTGCAAGAATGTATTGTCTTTCCACGCTTGCTTTAATGTTCCTTTACCTGCTTCCGCTTGTGCCGCCAAATCAGCATCTCTTAAAAGTTTAGCTTGAATAGTGTTTAATCCATACAACTGTTGAGGTGCGTTTAAAGAACTTACATCGGCTTTTTCAAGTGCAGATAAGAAAGGACTTGCGTTTTCTTGCCCAGGAAACGGATGAAGTATATTTCTAAGATGGCTAATAACTCTTTCTTGATTAGCCGCGCTAGGTGCATTAGCAATTTCAGTAGCTACTTTTTCAGGGATAAGCTTACTTTCTGCTTCTAGTGAACCCTGTACAGCTTTAAATCCTCTTAGTTGCTCGGCTAGGCGATCTAATCGCGGTTGAAGATCGGGATTAGTTTTACTAAGTTCATTAAGTTTTAACCTATTATCAACCAAAAATGCTTCTGGGTTTTTAGAGTTCATCAGCAGATGTTCTATACCTGAATTTAACGCTTCTTTGGCATCAGGATCGTTACCAAACGCTCTGTTAAAATCAGCTGCGCCTGATTCAGAACTAAGGAACTGTTTAGCCGCGTTTTCAGGTAGTGTTAATGTCCTACCGGATACATTTTCTTTAGTTAATTTTCTAACTTCACCTTCCCTAAAAGGTTCATGCACTGTCTTTTTCCATACGTCTTTTGCGTTGTTGTATGCCGATAATGCGTCCTTCGATACGTTTGCTGAAATTGCCTTATTAACTTCAGTTTTAAGGTTATTAAGGTTAGATATAAGCCTATTATCAGGCTGAGCCGCAGCTCTAGCATCGCTAAGTGCTGTAGTAATACCTTTATTAACTTCATCTAAATCTTGTAACGTTGCTTGAGGCGCTAATGCTGGTTTACTACCCATCATAGTTTTAGTGCCAGTTGCTAAATTGGTTACTACTTTACCTGGTGTTGCAGGAGTCGATTGAAACACTTTAGAAATTGCATTTGCGATTTCAGGCTTAGTATCAGGGTTAAGAATTGATGCTAAATGGCCTTGAATATCCTCAGCCGCAGAAGCTACATTACTTACATCAAATTTATGAGGCGCTAATTCAAAAGCTTGCGCATATAAAGGAGTAACTGCTTTTTGCGCTGCTGATTCAAGAGAAGTTTTTAACCCTGCTAATACTTCACCATGAGGTACTTGAGGAATATCCTTAGCAGTTTTACTTTCAAATTGACGCACTTGATTGGCTAATGCGGTATTTAAAACATCTTGACCTTGAGTTAATTGACCTGTTCTATTAGCAATAGCTTGAGCTTCATTAGCAAGCGCCTGTTCCTTATTAGGGGTCATAGCCCCCATAACAACCCTATTTTCAGCTTGAGAAGCTAAATCTTTAGCCAGATAAGGTTCTCCGCGAGTAGTACGCGCTAATCCTTCAAGTGACGCAAAAGCAGGTGTAGCTTTACCATATGCTGCTTGAGCAGCAGTTAATTCTTGAGGCGCGTTAAGCAACGCTTCTCTAGTTGCGGGTAGATTTTCACCTAACACTTGTCGAGCTATTTTACCTGCGTTTACATCTGCTAATTTACCTGATAATAAATCGTAAGTTTTAGTAGCACCTGTTCCTAACACCCCTAATACATGAGGAGTAAACGCACCTACAGCAGTTCCAGTATAAATATCTTCGGGATCAGTAAGTGCAGTTGAAACACCGCCAGTAAGTCCTCCACCTATTATCCCTCGTCCAATAGTGGCAAACTTTTCACCCTTGCCAAACCCACCCATTTCCGTTCCGCCTGTGGTTATAGCTTTAACTAAAGCAGGTGGAGCTTTAAATACTTTAGCCGTTGAGCCTAATATACCGCCAACAGGTGCGGTAATGGCAGTTTCCCCTACAAGATTACCAACACCATAAGAAGTTGCTTTAGGATTTTCTAAAGGCATTCCCGGCAAAGCAAACCGTTTTTCTTTATCTGTAATTAAATCAGATAATTTTGTAGGGGTTAATGCGTCCGATACTGTATTACCTACAGTTATAAATGGAGCAGCTAAACCCTGTCTAACACCTGCAAGAGTGTTATACCCACTATATAAATTTTCAAGATACTGCTTACCAACCTCACTTACATTTTTACGCAAGTCGTCCATCAAAGAAGGCTTCATTTCTTCAACTGAAGCGGTATCTTCAATCGTATTTTTAGCTATATGCAATACAGGCATATTAAATTCTTTAGCCGCTCTTTCATGCACTTGTTCAGGCGTTATCCCTTCAGGCACATTTTCATAAGTATGCTGAGATTTATCACCTAGAGTAACTGTTACATTTGCCATTGTTACCAACCTGATACAGTAGGTTTAAATGCTTGATTAGCTTCAAGCGCTGGGGGTTGTGTAGTTACAGGCGCTTGCCCTTGAACCATATTAGCTTGTTGTTTAAGTTTTAATCTTTCAGGAAATATAGCTTCCCCCGTTCCAAATTTCTGACTCAACGTATTAAGTTGATCTTGTACTGCTTCATAAGATGAATTAGGATCAGTTACCGTAGCAAGCATATTTTGAAGCTCAAAATTACTATTTAATTGCCCTGCTGACATTCCAGTAGCATTTTTAATATCTTGAATTATTGATTTACGAGCTTGCTCAATATTACTTATAGCAGTACCTGTTTTTGTACCAAGAAGTTGCCCAGTTGAAGTTTTAAGTTTAACTCCTAAAGCGTTGGCTATAGAACTATCTTGATCGGTTTTTATGCTTCCTAATGAATTTAAAGTTTTATACTCATCCCTCAGATTGTACAATGATGATTGAAAATTTTCTTGACCTTTGGCTTGTTCATCAATCTTAGCTTGTTCTTTTTCTTGCCTAATTAACGCTTTAGGTTCAGTCCCACTTGTACCGTAAACTTCACGCGTAATCGAATTAATCTTAATCAGCTTAGTAGGATCATTAGGATCAATAACTTCAACTATAGAACCTTGAGGCGCTTGAGACTGCGGACGATTAGCTATCAAATTATCTTGTAGAATTTTCGCCTGAAGTCTAGTAAGTTCATTTTGTTGAGCTTGAAATGCTTGAGTATCTTCTCTAGCTGCATTTTTTTCTATTAAAGCTTGTTTTGCAAGTGCAGCTGCATTTTCACGCGTCCATTTTTGACCTTGCATTGCTTGTGCAACTGCCGCCATTTCAGGATTTGACCCTGCTAAGTCTAATATTCCACCCATCATTTGGGTTTCGTTAGGGTTTTGAACTAAAACTTGTTGATATGGCTGTGCAGGTACTCCTTTAGGTTGATCTTCACCTGTTACAAATGCACCTATTCTATTAAATACTGAAGGAGATTGTGCAGGTACTTCTGCTGATTTTAACACATCTTCAGGCGCTGCCATTCCCATTTGATTTAATGCGCGTGCAGTAGCTTGAGCTTTTTCTCTTTCGATATTTTTAAGCTCTTGCTCACCTTTCATTTCTTGATAAGTACCAAGCCCTTGTTTTAAACCTTGAGCTAAATGCTGAGTCCAAGACGCAGGTACATACCGATCACCGATCATCTGCCCTTGAAGCATATCTTGACCTGATTCACGCAATTTTTGAGCTAAAGCAATCTTCTGCTTAGTCCCTAAAATCTTTTCATCGTATAAGTTAGCCATTATCTTACTGCTCCTCTGTATCGGCTACCATCAAGATTAACACCAGCATAAGGGTCTGAAAGACTACCACCATACATTCCACCTGTTTGAACGCCTGTTTGTGGAGGTGTTTGACCTACAGGCATTGTTGTTGCTCCAGTAGGGTTAGCTTTAAATGTAGGGTCATATTGCCCAAATTCTGATTGGTAATTGTCTGCATAAAGATTAGGGTTTCCCACCCCTAATTGAGTTTTCATGCCTTCCCAAGCGCTTCCATCGCCTTGATCTTTTAATGATTTGTATTTTTTCCCCATTCCCATACCTAAATCAACTGATTTTTTCATATCAGGAGGGGAATATGTTGTTGTTACAGGTGCGCCTTGACGTAACCGTTCAATCAATGCAGCTTTTTGATCTTCACCTAAAATTGGCATGTTATCCATTATTTATCTCCCTCCAAAAGCTGCGCCAATCCCTGCACCACCCAACATACCTCCAGCTTGGGTTAATCCTCCCCACATAGCGTTATTAGCCGCCATTTGTTGATTGTAAGTATTCATGTTGTACTGTCCTTGAGCAGTTGCAGCGCCTAACATATCAGGGCCAGCTACTGCTTGAAGTGCAGCAGGATTAGACTGACCAACTTGAGGCATCTGAGCTACTTGCATTTGTGAACCTGTACGAACAGCGTTAAGCATGTTCAACGGATTTTGTTGCAATGCTTGATCTTGTGCAAATTTTTGAGCTGCTGTTTGGTTTTGGAATTGACCTGACTGCAACGCTTGTTGATATGCTTGCTGTGCAGCTTGATTTTGCAATGCTGCATTTTGCATACCCATTCCGTATTGAGCTTGAGCAGCTTGATTAGCAAAATCCGCAGCCCCCATATTTTGAGTATTTTGCTGACCAAGAGCTTGGTTATACGCTTGTTGATTAGCTAACATCATTTGGTTGTTCTGCGCTGCTGCTGAATTACCTAATTGTTGATTAGTTACATTCTGCCCAAATTGTTGCCCTAATGCTTGGTTATACGCTTGTTGATTAGCTAACATCATTTGGTTGTTCTGCGCTGCTGCTTGATTAGCAAACTCAGCAGCATTCAAATTCTGTCCAAATTGTTGCCCTAATGCTTGATTAGCAAATTGCCCTTGTTGAAGGTTCATGCCAAACATTCCTTGAGCAGCGTTTATACCACCACTTACTGCATTATTTCTAGCTGATTCGTAGGCTTGTTGTTGCGCATTTCCAGCATTTAGCATTGCGTTATTATACGCTTCTGATCCTTGAGTAATACCTTGATTAGCTAATCTATTAGCTAATTGAGCATTAGATTGTTTAAATTGAGGATCAAGATATTGAGTAGCGTTTTGATAAAGCGCATTTTGAACTTGCTGGTTTAGTAAATTTGGGTCTTGAACGCTAGTTTGAAATTGATTAGCGTTATTAGCTACATTACCTTGCGCGTATTGATTAGCTCCAGACTGAGTTTGAAATTGATTAGCGTTATTAGCTACGCTACCTTGCGCGTATTGATTAGCTTCAGACTGAGTTTGTATTTGCCCTGCATTGTTACCATAACTACCTTGTAAAGTAGGGGCATTAACATTTCTAACCATTTGGTTAGCAGTAGGATCAATATTTCCTGAATACTGCTGGCCTTGTATTGGATTAGCTAATGCTTGTTGAACATATCCGACACCACCTTCAGCAACATTACCTAATTGAGCATTGATGCGATTGTTTTGCTCAAACGCTGCTTGTTCTGTAGGGGATAATGAAACCGTTTGCGTCCATTGATTTACAGGCATATAGCCTTTAACTTGACCAGCGGTTTTTTTGTTGCCACTTAACGTAGCATATTCTGCTGCTGAAAGTTCTTGGCCTTTAGCATTAGAATATTTAACTAAATTAGGAGTGTAATTAACCTGCCCGTAAGGAGTGACCTGATTGGTCATTGATCCATATTGAGCTATTTGAGCTTGTAAAGCGTTACCAGCAGACGTTTGTGCTGCTGCGGCTGCATAATCAGGAGGAGGTGGTGCTGAAGGTTGGCTCATGTTTTAATGTCCTGTAAATTTCGGCATAAAAACTGGGTTGCCAGATTTCACGCTAGTATATCAAATAAATCGTGTTTGCAATATTTATTTTAAATATCGACACTGTTCTTTTGTCATTGTAAGTAGATGAAGATCACCATCAGGCGCTGCATCTTCTATAATGGCTTCTAACTTAAATCCAAAATGGTAATCTAATCGTAAAGCTTTGGTATTCGTACTGGGTACAGGCGCAATAATCTTCTTCACCCCTAGTTCAATAAACGGATAGTGAAACGCATACCATAAAGCTTCTCTGTTAAATCGTCCGGTAATGGCAACGTGCATTTGAACACTTGCGCCATTAAAGCAGTTATATCCTGTAGCAGCTACAATCTCACCGTGAGATTCCAATCCTATAAACGTCATTCCTATAGGCGAGTATTCATTACCGTTGACTTCACAAAACCAAGTGCCTATGCGTTCTTGGTCATCTGTAAAGACTCGGATCATCTACTACCTTCAACTAACTGACCGTTTGGTAACGTTATAAAAGTATTTTTACGTTCTTCATTAGCAAAATAATCACTTAAATCTTTAACTGATCTATTTTGTAAATTCAATTCAGAAGGTTGAAAATTCCATCTATCTTTACCGCCAGATTGCCATTGCCCTCCTTGAATATCAGGAGCTGAATAAGACGATCCGCTACTAAATGTTTTATGGTTAGGCATTTTAAATTCATCAGTTAAGTGCATCCCTGAACCTTGTGCAGACGCATAAGGCGCAGGTGCTTGAGGCTGACCGTATTTAGCTAAATAAGATTGCATATCGTAGCCTTCATTATTATATTCAGGCATCTGTCTTAATAATTGGGCTAATCTAACTGCATCCATTACAACACGCCTCCAGGTTCAAATACATAATCAGTTGCGTAATATCTGACATCCGCAGCAGAACTGCTAGTCTTAACCCTATAAGCTCCGTAATGCCCCATTCCTGTAGCCATTTGCCATCTGGCAAAAGGTATAATTTCCGTTGCCCAAGTAACTTGATCCCATTTACTTTGATCCCAAACACCGCTTGAAGGAATTACAGTTACTTGAGGATTACTAGGAGCTGCACTTTGGTCAAAATCAAGGTTCATTTGATTGGTGATACCAAAAGAGTTGGTGTACCCCATTGACACTCTTGCCATCGTCCAACGCTTAATTTGACTGCGTGAGCCAAAAGCACTAAACGCAGGTAATAAATCCGTTACGATAGGTTGACCATTATCTGAATAGGTATCCCATGCTTTACAAACTTTCCCTGTTGAACCAAAATAAATATCCTCATTAGCAAAACACCAACATTGTGCAGGGATATTAGTCCATCTTGCCCAACCGCCTGAAATTGTATTCATGACATACTGATAACTTTCAGTAGCACTAATAGGGATATTAACAAGAAGCATATTTTGTGGAGGGTAGAGAAGTATATCCCATCCATAATTGCTTGCGTAAGTAGTAGTATCTGCGGCTAATTGATTCTGAATCTTATCAGTAATCATCAAATGCGTACTAACTCGGCTAGACATTAACGCTTTAGATAAAGGAATAAGTCCATCTTTACCTAATAAAAGAACATCGCCACCGTATTTGCATGCGCAACGCTCACCTACTGGCGATCCTACTAAATAAACACCTATTAACGCCCAATCATTAGCGCTAGAAGGGTCTGTTCCTTTATAAACTGCTATCTGACCAGAAGTTGTAATAACGACAAAATAATCATCCATGCCGTATCCAGCATCTAATGACCATGTATCTATACGAGCTATTGAGCCTCCAAATTCAAAGATAGGCCCGAAATCAAACATTGATGCTGCGCCAGAAATAGCATCAGTATCTAAATACCAACATTTTAACGATTCCTTTTGAATAAACCAATTACGCCTTTTATGCGTATGAACATCAATTAAACTGGTAGTTGCAATGCCTGTAATAGCATAAGGAGTAGATACACCTGTAACTGTGTACCATGTAGTACCGTCATAGATACGCATGGAATCTAAACCATTAACAGCTAGTAAAAATGATCCCCCTGAAGTAGCAAATTGAGCGTGATACCATTTAGCATTAGTTAATCCAGTAACAACTGCCGATCCAACAGCGCCTTGAGAAGTTGCATTATAAATAGCACAAGTTCCTGAATCATTACTGACTGCAAAAAGCTGTTCAGTTCCATTAGGCGCATCATAATCAATTAAAGATTGAACAACGCCAGGTATCCCAGTAGCCCAATCTGAATACCCTTTTCTTGACCTTAATTCAGTAGGTGTGCAAAACCAATTATCTAATACTACTGCATCAGTAGGTTTCATTTCCGCTAAAGGATCGCGAGAGTTCCAACCGCCAATAGGTGCAGTAACAGTTATTGTTCTCGAAGTTTGGCGTTTGGGTCTTAACATTTATATAACCTTAATTAACATGCTTTTGCAATAACCCTAACTTGTAGTGTTGCCATAACCAGTATCAGGTAGGTTGTTCTGTGTAAGTAGGATATTTGGATAACGGGGGGCGAGTGATAAAGTATCTGCACCTGATTCAGAAGCTTTCCATTTATCTAATTCACGGGTGTAATCTTGAAGCACCGCTGACGTATCAAACCCTTTAATTTCAAAAAGTTTAAGTTTAGTGCCTAATGTTAAAACACGGTCAGTAAATCGACTGGTATCCGTATCAGCAGTAAATTTAGATTTATAAGTTCCATTAGCATCAATAACCCATCCATTAGATACATATTCAAACCCTAACACCAATGTAGCAGTTGGCATTGGCCATAAAGTAAACTTATCCCCCATCATGCGGAAACGCATACGAGGGCCAGTTGTTACATAACTAGCTTTAAGCCATTGCCATTCCTGAGCATCTTTAGGGCCGATAATTGACCATCGATTAGATTTATTATATTGAGTCTTATCCACCATACGAGCGTAATCACTCGGCATATCATATTTGGCTTGACCAAAAGTGATAGTGATTCCGGTAGCAGTTTCGGTAGATGGAATAGACATTTCAGCAGTTGTAGTACCAACAGAAGTTAGAAAACTGTCTTGTTGAATACCTGTGCCAGTTGCCATAAATTCAGTTGATAATCCTACTACTGAACTTAAATTACTAATTGTTGTTGATCCAGCCGTTACATCACCAGTATATTGATAGTATACCGTTTCAAATCGATATTCCGCTGCAAGAGTTTGCCAATCCCTATCAGTTGATAAGATGTCCCCCGTTCGATTCATCAGTGCCATTATTTGAAGCACTTGGGGATCAGTTGAAGTAGCAACAACAGTAGGGACGGGCAACCCTAGTTCTAAACAGACATCTTGGACGTTTGATAAAAGGGTTGCCATATTATGTTCCTATGCTATTGGTACTTCTGGATCAATTTCAGTAGCTTCAGTGCTTTTTCGAGTGCGTTTAGGCTTCTCAATATTCATTGAAGTCATCAAAAGCTTCATTTGTTCTTGAAGTTCTGCTATTTGGTCGTTTTGTTGCTGAATTATAACATCAGCATCAATTTTACCTCTATTTAAAAAAGCTTGCGCTTTTGTTCTTAATTGCATACCACCCATCATTCTAGCAAAAGCTGAATCCGGTGCGCTTGCAACTTGTTCTATAAATCTGAAGCCTTGATAGGCTAATTCATGTCGCAATGATTCGGATATTTCTAACCATTCAACCATTGGCGTTCCTTTTATATCTTTAAGTCCTTTATAAGCATCCCATTGCCTTGCAAATCTCCGTTTGTGTGAATCTTCAACCATTGTATCAATAGTTAATGATTTATCACCTGGCACTCCGATTCTGATAAAATCTTCTTCTTTACCTTCGTAAATACCTTCATAAAACGATACATCTAAATACGCATCGCCACCTATATCACCTACATAACTAATATCATCTGCCATTTTTAAAGCGTCCCGTTTAGGAGTTAAAATAGGAGGGTTAGTTTTAACCCTCCCTTTATTACATCAGATTATGATACTTGGCCTTGATGGAAAGGTCTGTTGATAGCAATCAAACCTAAGCCAGTTGAAGGAGTACCAGTTGTAACGCTGACTTTAGCATTGAGGATTTGCTCACCATTAACAGCAGCATCATCAACAGAGCCAGGAGTTGCAGCCAATGAAAACACATCAGCTCCAGCAGTCATAGCATTTGGAGCTTTAACAGCCGCAACACCAGCTATTTGATACCAACCATATTGGCTGGCAACGTTAGCTGACATAGCAACAGCAACAGGGCCTACACCGCCAGTTGCAGGTGATAAAGCAGTAGTCGCTAAGTAACTATCGTAATCAACCATTGAGCCTACAGCAGTAGACGCAACGCCTTTTAGATAAATAAATTCACCAGCACCGTAAGTAGAATCTTCAGCTCGGACAATAGTACCAAGTTGATGATTTTGAGTAGTGTCGGTTACTGCGATAGGTTGTGCGCCTATCAAAGGATCAGTAATTTTATAAGCCATTTGAGTTAAACCTTCTGATTACAGAGTTGAGAAAGTAGCGTTGAATTGAGCGCCTGAGCAAGTTAATGCGCCAGAGAAGCCAATTAAACGAACGATTGCATCTTGGTTTACCGCTTGGCGATCACCACCGATAGGAACAAAGTTGCGGTCTTTGTGTGGACGGAAATAAACATATTTAGTGTTTATGAAGTCCATACGAGTTGCAGTTTGGTTTCCACCGATACCACCACCCAGTACAACGTCAGCAGAACCAGCACCGCCATAGAATTTCAATGCACTGAAACCAGCTGCACCTAATTTATCATCAGTGATACGTTGAATAGCTTGTAAAGATGACAAGTAAACAGAGTATGCAGTTGATCCAGCATAGATCAAGTCAACATGGTCAGTACCACGAACAACAGATAATGCTACAGTGTTCATGCTGTTTTGGATGTTAGCAGCAGTAGCGCCTGTACCAGCCAAAGTAGTAGAAGTATAAGCACCATTGCGCCAGAAAGCCCAAGTAGCACGATCAATACCACCGTAAGTACCAGTAGTAGGGGTAGTGCTAATCATAGCAGCCAAACCAACTAAGTTCTTACCAGCGTTACCAGTACCATCACCATGTAAATCAGTGTCAATTTTGTTGCGTAAGCGAGCTTCAGCAATTTCAACACGAGTTGCAAGCAATTCAATCATTTGCTCTTTACCGCTGTTTTGTAACATTTCAGGGCCTGAAATAGTTACTGCATCGGCATAGTGCTTTAAGTTAAATTGAGCAGCACTGATAGGACTGTCAGGTGAAATATTAATAGTTTCATAACCGGAGTATGAAGCTGCATAGTTTGTATTAGGGTCGTTATAGAACAATTCTTGTAAAATTGTTGAACCACCAGAAATAGTTTTGATATTCCCACGTTCTGACAACCTCATCAATAAAGCATTGTTGTTAGATAAGTTGTTTTGAGCCGATTTAGTACGGGATTCAATGGTTGTAGCGATAATATCGCTGATTGCACTGTTGGCGAAAGCCATAATAGTATTCCTCTAAAAAATTATAAACCGTGTAAGCGCATGGCTTGACGAACGGCATCTTCAGTTGATGCAGGTGTAACTGATCGAGTCACTCCAGCAGGAGCGCCTTTTACAGATACGGCTGCGGCCTTTGCAGCCTGAGCTGCTTGATTTGCCTGTACTAAATTCTGACGATTAACCCCACCTTGTTGTTGAGCAATGGTTTTGTTAAATACATTATCATCTAGTCGTATGGCTTTCGCATAAGCATCATCCAAATCGTTCGCAAATCCACGTTCTAGCAGGTCGGCCATCGTAGCTTGTACGTCTGTAAAATGTTCATGTGATTGTGCAAATTCATCAATAGCTGATTGAATC